TATGTAGATGTTCCTGTTGGACTAACAACAAAGGATTCTAAAAGTACATTTCTTGTGAACAGAGATTTGATAACAAGATTTAAAGTAAATGTAAACCCAAATAGAAAGTTTGTTCTTTCTAAATGGATTGAAAGAAGTGATGGCAACGACACAGAAGGGATTAATATTAACCCGTTCAAGGCTTGACAAAATAGTCAAAACAATGTATAATATGTTATTAAATAATGAAGGAGTGAAACATGGCAAAAAATCATCAAACAGAAAACCCACTATTCAAGGCATTAATGCAACAATCAGCAGCTGATATTTCAACTGCGTTTGCTTCGTTAGTGATTCAATTTGATAATCCGTCAACAGATGGTTCTATTATCAAAGGAATGCAACATCAACTAGATGTTATTGCAACGGCAGAAAAAAGAATTGAAACATTAAACAATCATTTCAATAACACACAAATATAATTAATGAAGTTCTACACAAGTGTACTTCCATACAGAGGTCGGTTGTTGGTTCGTGGTGTCGATAAAGACGGCACTCACAAAAAATATCGAATTAATTATAAACCATCTCTGTTTGTTCCAGTCGGCAAAGAAACAAAGTATAAGACTTTAGATGGTCGCTATGTCGAAAGAATAAAGTTTGACAGCATGCCTGAAGCCACGAAGTGGGTGAATGAGTATAAGAATGTTACGAACTTTGAATATTTCGGCAACACAAGACATCAATATCCATTCATTGCTGATGAGTTCAAAGGTAAAGTTGATTGGGACATAAATCAAATCAAAATTCTCACAGTTGATATTGAGTGTGAGAGTGAAAATGGCTTCCCTAGTCCTGAGAAAGCAGACCAACCCCTAATCTGTATCACAGTAAAAGACCATATATCTAAAAAGATTATTGTCTTTGGCATTGGCAATTTTGTGAATGATAGAGAAGATGTGCAATACATTGATTGTGTTACTGAACAAGGCCTAGTTGAAACATTCACTAAGTTTTGGGTTGAATACAACCCTAACATCATCACAGGTTGGAATGTTAAGTTCTTTGATATACCTTATCTGATGAATCGTTTTCGTTATCTCATGGGTGATGAATATATTAATCAATACAGTCCGTGGGGCATTGTTGAACAAAAATCAAGCCTAACTGGTTTTGCTGGCAACTCACGAGAGCAACAAGTTTGGAATATAATGGGTGTCGATACAGTTGATTATCTTGATTTGTATCGTAAGTTTACTTTTGTTAGACGAGAGAGTTACAAACTTGATTATATTGGCGAAGTCGAACTTGGTCAAAACAAGTTAGAGAATCCATACGATACATTCAAAGAGTTTTATCAGAACGATTATCAAAGATTTGTAGAATACAATATACAAGATGTTGAACTCGTTGACAAGTTAGAAGATAAGATGCAACTACTTGCCTTATTTTTGACTATGGCTTATGAAGCAAAAGTGAACTACCAAGATGTGTTTGGTCAAGTAAGAATATGGGATTGTATTATCTATCATCATTTGCGTTCAAACAATATTGTTCCGCCTGCTATACAAGAATCTAAAACATCTGGCGGCTATGAAGGCGCCTATGTGAAAGACCCTGTTGTTGGTTTTCACGATTGGGTTTGTAGTTTTGACTTGAACAGTCTATATCCACATTTGATTATGCAATACAATATATCGCCTGAAACAATGGTTGGGTTTGAACCTAATCGTGTGAATGTAGAAAAGATGTTGAATCAAGAATGTGATTTATCTGACTTAGACAATAGAACGATAACGCCAAATGGTGCTCAGTTTAGAACAGACAAACGAGGTTTTCTACCTGAGATAATGGATACGCTATATCAAGAACGAGTTGTCTATAAGAAGAAGATGATTGAAGCACAGAAGATGTATCAACAAACTGGCGACAAGAAGTATGAGTTTGAGATTGCAAAGAATCACAACATTCAACTTGCAAGAAAACTTTCATTGAATAGTGCCTATGGTGCAATCGGCAATCAATACTTTAGATACTTTGATGTTCGACATGCAGAAGGCATTACTATGGCTGGCCAACTTACAATTCGATGGATTGAACGAGATGTCAATGAGTTTCTAAACAAGATGTTAAAGACAAAAAATGTAACCTATGTTATTGCTTCTGACACAGACTCCATTTACATTCGATTAGGTGAAGTTGTAAACAGAATATTTAAAGACAAGTCTGACACGAGAAAGATTGTAAAGATTATGGATAAGTTTTGTAATGAAACGATACAGCCGCAGATTGATAAGTCGTTTGACAAACTTGCTAAATATGTACATGCATATGAACAAAAGATGATTATGAAACGAGAAGTAATTGCAAACAAAGGCATCTGGACTGCAAAGAAAAGATATATCTTAAATGTTTACAATGACGAAGGCGTTGAACTGAAACAACCTAAACTAAAAATTATGGGTATTGAAGCAGTCAAAAGTTCTACACCTGCCCCATGTCGTGTGAAGATTAAAGAGGCGTTAAGTGTAATAATGAATCAAGACGAATCTAGTTTGATTCAGTTCATAGATGATTTCAGAAATGAGTTTAAAAAGTTATCGCCAGAATCGATTGCTTATCCTCGTTCTTGTAATAATTTAAAAAAGTATTCTTCTTCAAAAGACATTTATCAGAAAGGCACACCGATGCATGTTCGTGGCGCTTTGTTATATAATAATTTGTTGAACGAACATAAACTAAAAAAGTATGAATCAATCAATGATGGCGATAAGATTAAGTTTGTTCAATTGAAAGAGCCTAATCCGTTGAGAGAAAACATCATATCTTTTGCTGGCACTTTGCCAAAAGAATTTGATTTGCACAAATATATTGACTATGACACACAATTTGAAAAGTCTTTCTTAGACCCACTAAGATTTATTGTTAATGCAATCGACTGGAGTTTTGAACGACAATCAACACTGGATGATTTTTTCTAATGGCAGTAGATAAAATACTAATACCTTTTTGTGGTTATCCAATCTTTAAAATATCTACTGACGATATTCTTTCTAAAGGTGAGCTGGCATTCTTGAAATCAATGCCAGAGAACTTTGATACACATACAAAGGTTAAGTTGTTAGACGGCGCTAATATATTAGATAATGTAGAACTGCATAGGATAAAAAATATTATATGGAATCATTTTGATGATTATGTAAGAAATGTTTTACAGATTAAGAATAAGTTTTATATGTGCAATAGTTGGGGTACAATTCAAAAGAAAGGAGATTATCACCCTAAACACACTCATCCAAATGCTGTTTTTAGTTCTGTATTTTATGTTAATGCACCAAATAGTAGTATTAATTTTATAGTCGAAAAGGCAAAGATACAAGAGGGATTTTACTTTTCATATGAGATAGAAAGTTACAATGAATTTAATTCTGCTAAATGGGAAGTACCAATAGAGTCTGGTGATATAATATTTTTCCCAGGCGAGTTGGCTCACGAAACACGAGTGCATGACCAGTCTTACGAAAGAATAGTAATTGGTTCAAGTTACTTTGCTAATGGCATCTATGGTCAAAGCTCTAGCTATAATAGAATAAATTTACAAAATGACAGATGAAGAACTAAAAGATTTTATGAAGTATTTTAAAGATGAACTACCAGACCCCGAGCATCACCCACAAAAGGTGATATGGTTAATGAAATGGTATCAATCAATTGTTTTAAGGAATAGAAATGCAGACATTGAATAGAGAACAGGCACAGTATTGTGCTGATACATTTTCAAATTATTTTGACCAGTTTAGCCGTATAGATGAATACATGCGTGACCAGAAAATGGCACAGATTGATTCTATACCACAATCACTCCCAGGCATGGGCTTTGATGCTGATATGTTTGATGATTTCACTATGTCGCCAGAAGATATGGACTTAGAAGTCCTTGAACTAGATAATCATACATGGGATACTTGTATTAATATGATTTCAAGTCATAGTAATATGGTGAGTATTCCAGGCAAAGCATTGAAACTGGCCGTCAAAGAAAAGAAAACAAATAAGTATGTTGGTTTTATGAGATTTGGTTCTCCAGTTATAAACATGAAACCTAGAAACCAACTATTGGGTAATGTTCCAGAACTAGTTAATTTTAATAAAACAACTATCATGGGTTTTGTTATTGTGCCGACACAACCATTTGGTTACAATTATCTTGGTGGTAAGTTACTGGCAGCTTTGTGTTGTTCACACGAAGTCAGAGAAAAACTAAATAAAAAATACGGCATGAATTTGTGTATGTTTGAAACCACAAGTTTGTATGGCAGTTCTAAAGCTGCAAGTCAATATGATGGCATGAAACCCATGTTAAGAAACAGAGGCTTGACTGATAGTGATTTTATTCCTATGATACATGGCAAACCATTTAAAGATTTGTTAAACTATGTTGAAGATAAAATTGGCGTGTTCATTCCAAAAGATGCTTCAAGTAGAAAACTGAAAATAATAAACGCTATAATCGGCATGATAAAAAAGACTTTAGATGGTGATGATTTGACCAAGTTTAAAACCACAATTACAAATGCCAAAAAGTTGACTGAAAGAAAAAGATATTATGTTTCTAATTATGGTATCGAAAACTATATAGATATTGTCAATGGCAAAACAAATGAGATTGTTAAGGCGCCAAACTTTGATAGATATTATAGCGCTGAGTTAATAGAATGGTGGAGAAAAAATGCCACTAAACGATATAATAAACTTAAAGTAGAAGATAGATTAAGAAACGATTTAGAGGTATGGACTCCAGATAGCGATATAGATATTATCAGATGATAGAATACAACGAAGAAAATTTAAAATTAGTTTCAGATTTGATTGTAAAGAATCTTACACCAGATTTGATTCCTGTTAAATGGCGCCAACGCAATTCTGTTAACCCTATGTTCGGTCATTGCCACACAGCGTCAGCTTGTTTACAGAAAATCTTTACAACGAAAGAACTAAAACTTTATCGAGCTCAAGACCAACAAGATATATGGCATTGGTGGGCAGTTGATAACGCTGGTAAATTGATTGATTTAACATCCAGACAATATACAGATTGGAACAAAGAGCCGCCATATAAACATGGACAAAAAGCATCAATGCTTGGATTTGGATATAGAACAAGAGTTTTAGAACTTCTGGAAAGAGTAAAGAAAGAGCTTGACATTCCCAACTAAACAGAGTATAATACAACTATGTTAATCATACACAAAAGACTAAAAACAGAACCAGATGCAGAATGGCACTTTCACGAAATAACTAGTGATTGGTTTCCTGGCGGGTTTGAGAGAGAATCGAATTGGGCATTAAGATACAAAAGAAGAAATGATGACCCAAAATACAAACATGAATACAAAGTGGAGTTAAAAACATGAGTGATTTTTTAAAAGATATAATTAAAGAAACAGGTAACGAATATGCAAGTCTAGTATCAGATGGTTCAACAGGCGATGTGAATGATTTTATTGATACAGGCTCATATATTTTTAATGCGTTATTAGGTGGTAGTATTNACAGAGGTCTACCATCAAACAAGATTACTGCAATCGCCGGCGAAAGTGCAACNGGTAAAACATTCTTTGTNCTTGGCATGTGTAAGAACTTTCTCGACCAGAATCCAGACGGCGGTGTNATATTCTTTGAGAGTGAGTCAGCAATTACAAAAGACTTGATTGAAGAACGAGATATCGACAGTAGCCGTATGGTCGTTATGCCAGTTACAACTGTGCAAGAATTCAGACATCAAGCAATTACTGTACTGGACAAATATATTGACCAGAAACAATCAGAAAGAAAACCAATACTACTTGTGTTAGATTCTCTAGGTATGTTATCGACTACGAAAGAGATGGAAGATACACAAGCAGGTAAAGAAACAAAAGATATGACAAGGGCACAAATTGTAAAAGCCGCCTTTCGAGTACTCACCTTAAAGTTAGGGAAAGCAGCCGTTCCCCTTATTATAACAAACCATACTTATGATGTGGTGGGCAGTATGTTCCCACAGAAAGAGATGGGTGGTGGGTCAGGATTGAAATACGCCGCTAGTAGCATTGTCTATCTTTCCAAACGCAAAGAAAAAGATGGTACCGAAATCATTGGTAACATCATTCATTGTAAGAATCACAAGTCAAGATTGACCAGAGAAAACAAAATGGTCGATGTTCGATTAACTTACGATAAAGGTTTAGATAGATACTATGGTCTATTAGAACTGGCATTGAAACATGGTATATTCAAATCAGTATCTACAAGAGTTGAGTTGCCAGATGGTACTAAGACTTTTGGTAAGACTATAAATAATAATCCCGAAAAGTATTTCACACCAG